GAACCGATGGCAGACAGTCCTTTTAAGATCCGACCTAACACAGATCAATGACAGATAAACCCAAGCGCAAACTTCCGCTACGAGGGGCAACCGAAGCAAGGGTTCACAGCCCACTTCTCAAAGGTGCTTCGCGCTACAAAGAAGTTCTTGACATGATTGAGCGTCTAAAGATGGACAAGCTCATGCCTTATCAGGAATGGGTCTTAAAAGACATGATGACTGTAGATAAAAAAAATTCCTACAGGCGCAAAACCTGCCTGCTATTAATTTCGAGACAAAATGGCAAAAGTTTTTTGGGCAGAGTCAGAGTTATCTGGGGAATGTTCTACGGCGGTGAAAACAAGGTAATTATTATGTCTGCCAATAGAGCTACCTCACTTATGCTTTTTCGAGAGATTGCTTGGACTATCGAATCGACTCCAGAGCTAAAAGCCATGACTAAGGCAATTCGCTACGCTAACGGCGGCGAAAGAATTGAACTTCTTAATGGAGCAACCCTCGATGTCATCTCTGACAATTCGAGCAGCCCCAGAGGTCGTACGGCAGATTTATTGTGGATCGATGAAATTCGAGAGATCTCAGAAGAAGGCTACAAAGCAGCTGTGCCGGTGACTCGCGCTCGCGCCAATGCTCAAACCTTTTTGACATCCAATGCCGGAGATCATTTTAGTTCAGTGCTTAACGGATTGGTCGAAAGGGCTAAAGATTATCCGCCGGAGACTTTTGGTTATTATGAGTATTCTGCGCCACAGTATTGCAAGATTGATCTAAGCATTGACTCTTTTTGGCGAGATGCTGTTGCTCCTAGTAATCCTGCTCTTGGCTACACAATTACTAAAGAATCGATTGAAGAAGCGATTGCAACGAACCCGATTGAGCAGACACGCACAGAAACCTTGTGCCAGTGGATCGATAGCCTGCAATCTCCGTGGCCACATGGCGTTCTTGAAGAAACATCCGATAGCACACTAGAAATGGCTGTTGGGGCTTATACTGTATTCGGTTTCGATGTCAGTCCTTCTAGAAGGAACGCATCTTTAGTCGCAGGACAACTTCTTCCAGATGGAAGGATTGGCATTGGGATCCTAGAGACTTACAGCTCTCAAATGGCCATTGACGAGTTAAAGATGGCAGCTAGTATAAAGTCATGGTGTGACATCTATCGTCCTCGCCTAGTCTGTTATGACAAATACGCCACTCAAACCATTGCGGATCGTCTTTCTCAAAGTGGTGTCGTCTGCGAGGATGTATCTGGGCAACAGTTCTACAAAGCCTGCGGAGACTTCTTAGAAGGCTTGGTCAATCATCGTGTTGTTCATAATGGGATGGCGGAGTTTATCCAGCAAATGAATAATTGTGCAGCTAAGGTAAATGACAGCGCGTGGCGTATTATCAAGCGAAAGTCTGCTGGAGACATCTCAGCACCAATTGGCCTTGCTATGGTGGTTTCCAAGTTAATGATCCCTGCACCTAAGCCTCAGATTTATACTTAGACACGCCCTATCATATTGTAAAGTATTTGACAAAGTGGTATCATTTTGTCTATGGGTATATTTTCGCGTGCAGAATCAAAAACTACTAAGCCTTCTGTCCTCGCGCAATATGCCCCACAAAATTTGGGTGATCCGTACACATACAACTACTTCACAGAGGTCACTCGCTCGAATGCTCTTTCCGTACCATCGGTCGTTAGGTCAAGAAACCTCATCGCTGGCACAATCGCTTCAATGCCGTTAGAGCTTTATCGCAAATCAACTGGTGAAGAATTAGGCAAGCCAGTCTGGATGGATCAGCCTTGCTTTAATCAACCTCGATCAGTAACGATCGCTTACACAGTTGATAACCTTCTATTCTTTGGCGTAAGTTACTGGCTTGTAAAATCTCGTTATCAGGAAGATGGCCGTCCAGCTTCTTTCGAATGGTTAGCACATCATCGTGTTACTCCACAATACTCACAAGATGCTCAGATGGTTGAAGGTTATCTTGTTGATGGTGTTGCAGTATCGATGGACAACATGGTTACATTCCAAGCATTATCAGATGGCATTCTTTCAATGGGTGGCCGAGTTCTACAAGCTGCAATCGATCTAGAGCGTTCCGCGCAGATCGCAGCATCAACTCCAATGGCAACTGGTTACATCAAGAACACCGGTGCTGATCTAGATCCTAAAGAAGTTCAAGGATTACTCGCAGCGTGGAAGTCTGCTCGTCAGAATCGTTCAACTGCATATTTGACTTCTACTCTGGAATATAACCCGGCATCATTCTCACCTAAAGACATGATGTACAACGAGGCGAAGCAAGACTATGCAACTCAGATCGCTCGCCTTTGTAATGTCGATGCGTTCTACCTTTCAGCAGATGCTAACAACTCAATGACTTATAGCAATCTTCTAGACTCTCGTAAGCAGTTTGTTTCGCTAACTTTGCAACCTTTCATCTCTGCTATTGAAGATCGCCTATCAATGAACGACATCACAGCCAATGGCAATGAAGTTCGTTTTGATCTTGATAAATCATTTCTACGCGCTAATCCAATGGATGAGTTGCTAGTAATCGAAAAGATGTTGGCTCTTAACCTGATCACAACTGAACAAGCTATGGAGATGACAGACTTAACACCTAACGGAAGCGAAGGCATGTAATGGAAAATCAAATCCTTACCTTTTCTGCTGAACTAACTGCCAATCTAGAAGAACGCACAATCTCTGGCAAGATCGTTCCAGCGGGAACAGGCGAAGTTGGAAACACTTCTGCTGGTCGAGTGGTTTTCGAGAAGGGTGCAATCGCACTCCCAGAAGATCCAAAAACAATCAAGCTACTTAATCAGCATGACATGAAGCAGCCATTGGGCAAGGCAAGTTCATTCACAGTTGATGAAGATGGCATTTATGCATCTTTCAAGATCAGTCGTTCCAATCGTGGAACAGAAGCCTTGATCCTTGCTGAAGAAGGTCTGCAATCAGGTCTATCAGTAGGAGTCGAAGTGCTTAAATCAAAAAACAAGGCGGGCGTGATGCATGTATCCGCTGCTAAGTTATTCGAAGTTTCATTAGTAACAGAGCCAGCCTTTAAGTCTGCTCAGGTTATTGATGTTGCTGCTGAGGAAACTCCAGCAGAAGAAATCCAACCAACAGAAAGCGAGACAGTCTTGGACACAACTCCAGAGACAGTAGCGGCTCCAGAAGTTGAGGCATCGGCTGTAGAAGCTGCTCGCCCAACTGTTGCAGTCACTAATGTTCGTGAGCGCATCGCGCCACTAACAGCAGGACAATATCTAGAAGCTAACATCAAGGCATCAATGGGCGATGACGAAGCTCGTCGTGTAGTTCGCGCAGCGGATGACACATCAACAAACACAGGTCTAACACTTGCGCCTCACCTAAATGAGTTCGCAACAAACACAATCAGCGGCCGTCCAGCGGTTGATGCAGTATCAAAGGGAGTTCTCCCAGCATCAGGCATGTCATTCACATTGCCTAAGCTTTCAACAGCTCCAACAATCACACTAGAAGCCGAAAACGGCGCACTAGGTGGAACTGAAATGGCTTCTACATACATCACTGTTGATGTTAAGAAGGCTGCTGGAATCCAGACAATCTCATGGGAATTGCTAGATCGCTCATCACCAGCGTTCTACGATCAACTAATCCGCGAGCTAAACGATGCGTACGCTAAGTACACAGACACAGCAATGGTCGCAGCGTTTACTGCATCCGGTACTCAAGCAACAGCACAAGCTGCAACAATCGCAGGTCTAAAGGCATACATTGCTAAGGAAGTTCCAGCAGCTTATGCAGCATCAGGCAAGTTCGCGACAAACCTTGTTGCTAACACAGCATGGTGGGAGACAATCCTTGGTTCAGATGACACAACTAACCGCCCTCTATTTACAGCGGCTCAGCCATCAAATGCTCCTGGTAATGTTTCAGGACAGTCAATCACAGGTCAGGTTCTAGGACTGAATCTTTCGGTTGATCCACACATGTCAGTAACAACATTGATCGACGAGTCAGCGTTCATCGTTGCTCCAGAATCATTCCGTTACTACGAAGCACCAAAGACAACCCTTCAGGTTCAGGCTTTGGCTAACGGACAGCTACAGGTTGCTGTCTATGGTTACTACGCAATCGCACCAATCTTCGGTGGCGGTGTTCGTCGTTTCAACCTTACTTAATAAGTAAGAGTTACTAAGTCGCTGGAGGGAGCATAGCCCTTGCTCCCTCCAGTCTATAGAAAGGAATGGGATGTCTCTTACAACAGTCGCAGAACTCCGTAGCACTCTCGGAGTCGGTACCTTGTATCCAGACGCAACCCTTCAATCTGTCTGTGATGCCACAGATGTAATTCTCCTCCCAATGCTCTGGACACCTCAATGGTTCGCAGTAGCACACAGCAACATCGTTGGAACTGGCACTCTTTACTTTGACATTCCAGTAACCGATATATTTTATGTAGGCCAGACTGTAACTATTGCTAACTCTGGTACTAAGTACAACGGATCTAAGACAATTCAATCTGTCGGTGAGTATTCAATTACAGTCACAACGACTCACACAGTCGCACAGGCTAAGCATCCAATCGAGCCTTATGGCACAGTAACAGCTGAGACTTACACAGACTGGACAACAGATCAGGCAGTCCTTAATGCAGCTTTGATGGTATCTGTAGAGATCTGGCAAGCGCGTACCGCCACCCTTTCAGGCAGTAACCTTGTCGATTTCCAGCCAAGCCCTTACCGAATGAGCGCACAGCTTCTCGCTAAGGTGCGAGGATTGATCGCACACGCACTCAGCCCTAATTCGATGGTGGGATAATGACTGTTGCTATCACTAACCTTCGTACCACTTTAGCCACTGCTCTCATCGATGACTCTAAGTGGCAGACTTTCGCGTTTCCACCTGCAACAGTTATGGCTAACTCTGTTATTGTCTCACCGGACGATCCATATTTAACACCTAGCAACAATCAGCACATCACTATCAGCCCAATGGCTAATTTTAAGATTATTATGACAGTGCCTTTGTTTGATAATGAAGGCAACCTTAACGGCATTGAAGATACTGTTTGTAGCGTGTTCGCTCAGTTATCAGCATCATCTCTGGTCTATAATGTGAGCGCAATTAGCGCACCTAGTATTCTCAATGCTGCTTCGGGAGACCTTCTCAGCTGCGAGATGTCAGCATCTATCCTTACGAGTTGGAGTTAAAATGTCCGAGTGGGAAAAAGAAAACGAAGCCTTCCTGATCAA